TGCGCTGCTCAAGCTCGGCGCGCAGGCGCTCGATTTCGTGCTGCAACGCCCGCGCCTCCGTATCAAGTGCGAGGTAGTCGATGGCGCGCTGCCTGATTTCTGCGCGTCTGTTCTCGATCTCGTCGGCCCACCGCTCCCGCTCGGCGGCTACTGCGGAGGCGGCGTATCGGAGAGCGTATTTGATGATGACGGCAACTTCAGCGGGCTCCCAGTTGTTCCACGGCTCACGGAACGGGTGCCGATCAAGCTCCGGCAGCGGCGGCAAGTAGGCAGCATCGACACGTTGCGCCGAAGTGTCGATTGGTGGTGTGGGATTCGACGCCAGTGCGGCGCGGAGGGCTGCGATAACCTCGCGCGCTGCTTGTGGCGCCGGTCGGCCAAGCCTGTCTTGTACCTCTAGCAATTTCAGCGCCGCCTGCATGGCGGCTCGTTGTTGCCCGTTCATGCTCCTTCCTCCTGCTGCTCTTTTAGCCTGATATGCCGCATCCTGCGCGCAGGCTCAAGCCTATACACGCCATCGAGGATGGTGCGGTCGTAGTAAATCCAGTTATCAGCCTCAAGCGACCGCAGAGCACGTTGTAGCGTGTCTGGTGGCAGCCTGGTGACTGTCATCAGTGCCCGCGCATTGCCAACCATGCGCAGTCCACGCAGTGCGCGCAGGATCGCGCAGCGTGCGTCGGTTAGTTCGCTCATTGCGACCTCACTTTTAGCATTGCGTCTGCCTGCTCGTATGCAATACGAGCCAAGAATTCTCCTTCTTGTCCTTTTGGAAGTTTCGTTAGTACATCCGTATTCCCATAAGCACCAATCAACACTTGTGCAGCAAAGTAATCACGCAAAGTCATTCCACTGCGCGATTCATTTGCGTGATCCCAAGGAAAAGCAGGACAGTCGTTTTTCATTCATCACTCCAAGTCACGTTTTGTTCTGATGCCCAGGCGTAGATGTAGTCGATCAGCGACGCCAGTTCTTTCTTGCTAAGACGAGAAGTTCGCCGATAGAGCACGTCGAAACCGTGTCCGTCAACAGCCGGCCGTTAAATCCGGTCGTGCTCGCCAGCGCCGCCGTCGTGGCGACGCCGCCTAGTCTGTGCATGCTGCGCAGCACGGCGCAGCGGGCGTCGTGGAGGAGTTGGTCGTCGTCTCTCATGTTGCTTCCCACAACAGTTTTTGTCCGCGCAATGCCGCAGCTGTGTCTACACGCGGCCTACTAGGCGCGTTCCAATTGCCGCCCCCAGCTTTGCCGACAAGCGTCCACCCTGAAGCGCGCAATCTTGCGCCGCCTTCTTCCGGCAGCGTGTACGTAATCAGTCGCTTATAGCCAAGCGCCTTGGTCGCACGCCACGCTGCGCCGTAAAGCATCGAACAAGCGTTGCGAGCACCATCGGTGCAAACACGGTTTACTTCAAGCGTCCATCCGTCGTCCGACATGCGAGCAACAGGCCGGCCAACAATGGCAACGCCGCGCACAACTTCAAACTTCTTATCCGAAACTGCAATTGCAAACTTGGCGCCAGGAACAGGCTTATGGTGACGGTGATGGACAGCAACGAAAGCATTAGCTTCGTCTAGGTTAATAGGCGTCATCATGAGCATTTCAAAGCTCCCTTCGCCCACGGCCTGCACAACACCCACGCCCACAACGCACCGCCGGCCACCTTCGCCACAAACTGCATCGCAACGATGTGCGGCATCAAGGCGCCGAAGGCCAACGTCGGGAAGATCAGCGAATCGACCGCGGCGCCGGCTACGTTGCTGCCGTTGGCACGAAACGACCACGATCCGCGAAGACGCGAGAAGACCGACCAATCAACGAACGCGGCTGCCGTGAATGCCACCGCAGACGCGACGGCGATCTTCCCGGCTGACGGGTTGAGTGCGAACGTCAGCAGACCTGTCGCGCAGATCAGCGCGAGCATCTGCCATTGGTGCAGGCGAACGTGCAACCAATCGCGCAGCGTCAGGTCAAGGCCGATCAGCACAAAGGCGTTGATCGGTGAAACCCATGGACCGAAAGCTGCAACGGAAAGATTTGCCAGCGTCATCGCGGCGGCGTAGATCAGAACTGCAATCGTCAGCACAAGTGCTCCTGAGTTGGTCGCTCGACCCATAAGGGCGGCGGGTTGGTTGAGTTGATCCGTTGCGCCATGCAATTAGGGCAACGGTTGTAGTCCTTGAAATTGCGCCCGACGTTCACGCTGTCTGCGCTTGCAAGCGGCCACGGTCCAGATGACTGACCGAGCATCCGCAGCCCATGCAACCACGGCACGCGCCCGTAGTGGCGCACAAGCGCGTTAAACGTTTCGTCCATGCGCGCCGCCCATGTCGGCGAACCAACTTGCCAGAAATCACCAGAACTTCCAATGCAAACGCGCGGCCATGAATCACACAGATCGAACAGGTACTCAACCGGCAGACCAAGGTGCCACACCGGAGCGCCGAACTCTTTGCGAAACGGCCAAGTAGCGGCCATCGCCCGCTGCTGTTCAACGCTTCCGCCTATCTGGTCAGGCACAACGGCCCAGTGCGGATGCGCCAAGTGAGGCTCGGCCCACTGATAGAACCCGTTGATATCGAGCCGGGCGCCGCGTGTGTAGGTGCTGAAGGCGCCGTTATCGAGCATGACCGACTGCCCGATGCGCAGGCATGTCGAAAGGTCATTCGGTGCCGCGTAGCTGACGCAAAAGTGCTGCCCGGCCATGGTCATTAGCGCGGCGCGCGGCGTTATAGGCGTGCCGTGATAGTGGATCACTTGAAAGCCTTCGATGCCCACGGCCTGCACTCGCTCGCGTCAATCACCCGCGGCGCCTCATGCACCGCATAGCGGCTGCTCGGCGTCGGCGCGATCGTCACGCGCGTGGCGCTGGTGATGATGGGCGGCGTGTCGTCAAACGACGCGCGCTCGCGGTTGTGCTGCCCGAGCGACGCCTGGTGCATGCGCTTCGTCCTGTCGGTCGGTGTGCGCACGTTGACGCTCACGGTCGGCCGCGCGCTTGCGCACTGCCGCTCATACGCCGCCGCATGCTCCGGGTGCACGAACCACCGGCTTTGCATGTGCGGGCCGGCCTTGTGCAGACGGCCGCGCTTGGTGGCGGTGTAGAGAAACTGCGTGCAGCGGTCGGAGTGCTTGCCAGTGGCGCGCGCGCCTTCCTTGCCGTTCACGCCTTCAGGGCGCTCGGCGAGCTTGACGAGGATCGCCAAGGTGCCGTCTTTGATTCCAGTTCGGTCTGCCATGATCAGAATAGAAAGTGTTGCTTGTGCTTTTCTGGCACGCAGTGAGGACTGCACCAGATCGTCTCGGATGCGCTGTTGGACACTGCTTCTTCAGTGACCGCGTATCCCTTGCGTGCCGTCCATTTCCTGGTGTGCCATCCACACTCAAGAAGCGCGTCGTGCTCATTCGCGTGGCCGCAAAGAACGATCCGCAATCGCTTGTTGTCGCCATTGCTGGCGCACCATTCGCGCACGCCTGCGGCTAGCTCGCCGCCTACACCGCCGGCCGCGTAGTCCATTGCGCCTTTGGTGTAGGGGGGGTCAAGAAAGACGCCCGTCAGGCCGTGCCGCGTCGTCACGCTGTCCGTAAGGACGCGGCTCCAATCGCCGACAGCAACGCGCACGTTTCGCATGCGATCCATGAGCGCGGCAAACCATTCGTAGATGTATTCCGAGCGGCCCTGCCCGGCATTGCCAAGGTGCGGGAGCTTGCGGTTCACGCCCCGCCCGGCATTGCCAAGGTGCGGGAGCTGGCGGTTCACGCCCTGCCCGGCATTGCCAAGGTGCGGGAGCTTGCGGCGATCAACCAGGCGCTCGCCGTCGTGAATCCACGGCCCGTCGCCGCTGCACCATCCTGAGCCGATCCAGTTGCAAGCGCCCCAACACCACCAGCCAGCTACCTTGGCGTCGTAATACGCAGGGTCGGCGTGCAGGCGCTCGAGCAGGCCGGACGCGTTGCGCACAAGCCAGGAGTGACGCGCAAACAAGTCGGCCTCGTTGGTCGGCCAATCAACGTGCCGCGCAACCTCGCCGGCATCAAGCGAGACAGCACGCCAGAAGTTGGCGACGAAGCAGTCAGCATCGTTGATGGTTTCGACCTTGCCGATGTTCGGCCGCCCGAGCAGCATGGCGGCCGATCCTGCAAACGGCTCGACGTAGTTTTCAGGGTCGCCAAGCGCGGCCCACACGGTTTCGCATGCGAGCGACTTGCCGCCGAAGTAAGGGAACGGCGCAGCTAGTGTTCCAGCTAGAGAAAGCATTGCTTGGCTTGGTATAGATGCCCCGGGCCACCGGGTGTGACAATTCGCGCCGCCGGCACGGCATAAGGCCCGGGGCGGAAACTCACATCGGCGGCCACGCCACCATGACGAGCGCCGCGATCACGGCCCACAGCGCGAGGCCGATGGCGACGCTGATGACGATGCCGGCGCCTTCGACAAGCGCGTCGTCGTGCTCGTCGTAGTCGGTGATCTCGTCGGCCGCGCTGGCGGCTTCGGGGTAGTGGGTCATTCGTCTGTCTCCGTCAGCAGTCGCCATGCGCGCGCTGCCACTCTAGGAACCTGTCCATTTCCAATGGCGCGCAGTCGGTCCACCCGATCGGCCACGCCATCAGCCATTCCGACAACTCCGGGGCGTACTCCTTGCCCGTCACAATCACCGTCAAGCCCTTCACCAAGACAGTTTGGGCATGACCACGGATCGGCCGTGTGAAGTCGATACCCGCAGACCTGGCACAGTCGAAGATCAGCATCGGCAAACGATCTAGACGCGTCTTCCCGTCTTTGCGCTCCGGCGTCATGCCGAACGTGTCTTTCCAGTCGCGCGCGGTCGGCGTGGGTAGCAACGAGCCACAGACGTTTTCTTTTGTGCCACAGTCCGACATCGGATGCTCCGAGAGTCGTCCACCTTGAAACAAACCCGCGGGCGGCAAGTGATCGAACGATGCAGCAGAGCCCTTGTCGTCGCAGCTCTGGGCTGTTTTCTGCGAACACGAACGCAGGTTCGCACTCGTCGATGATTCGCAGGTACTCGCGCCAAAGCCCTGATGCGTCTCCGTTGATGCCGTCGCGGCCCCACATGGCGCGGGCGATGCTGATGTCCGTGCACGGAAAGCCGCCAGACACCACATCAACAACTCCGCGCCAAGGTCGGCCGTCGAAGGATCTAACGTCATCCCATACTGGAAAAGGTCTAAGCACTCGGTCGTTCTGTCGCGCCAGCAGTACGCTTCGCGCGTAGTCGTCGATCTCAACGGCGCAAACCGTGCGCCATCCGAGCAGCTTGCTTGCGAGAAGTCCTCCACCAGCGCCTGCGAAAAGTGCCAGCTCACGCATCGTCCTTAGTACTCAAGCACGACGGCGTGATCGCCGGTCGCGCGCCGGTAAAGCTCGGCGGCCGTCCAAGTCGGCAGCGGCGGCGAGAACACGCGCTCGCCGTGCTCGTCAGTCCACATGACGCGCCAGTACCTCACCTCGCCCCCTCCCACACGTTCAGATGACGCCGCCGATGAACAGCGCGGCCACGAGCACGGCCCACAGCGCGAGGCCGATGGCGACGCTGATGACGATGCCGGCGCCTTCGACAAGCGCGTCGTCGTGCTCGTCGTAGTCGGTGATCTCGTCGGCCGCGCTGGCGGCTTGCGGGTAGTGGGTCATGGCTTGTCAATGCTTAAGAGGCCGCCCGTATTCATCGAATCCAGCGGCAATGCGCGCCGCCTCCACTCACTTTTTCCAATCAGCCCGGTCTGCGCCTATTTCTGTCGATAGCTCGCGCTTAAGTGCTTTCTCGCTTCCAGCAAGCCAAGCCCTAACGTCTCCGACGCGCCACCTAGAGGTAGAAGTAATACGCTTTGTGTTGGGCTGTTTTCTGAACTGTCCAAAACGCGGCGGCGGGAACCCTTGTTCGTCAATCAAGATTCGCAGTTCTTGAGCGGTTACGTCTAACCACTGCAAGAGTTCTTCTTTCTTGATTACCGCGTGATTGCTTGCCAGCTTCATCCAGCTTGGTTCGCTCACCGCGCGCCCTCCCACACGTCAGCCAAGTTCACGTCCACCGCCAGCCCGGCGCGGCGCAGGCGCTCGCGGAACATGTCGTCTTCGGTCTTGATCACGTCGAGACCGGCCGGCACGGTGTCTTCGACGTGCATGCCGAAGTGCTGCACCATGGCCTCGAAAGCGTCCTTGCCGTGCAGCTCGAGCGTGTCGGGCACGGGGAGGTCGGATAGGGTGGGCCATCGCATGGTCAGACTCCGAGCGCGAGCAGGACGCCAATCGCCGCCCACAACCCAAGCGACGCAATGAACGTGAGCGCCGGCCAGAAGCGCCCGCCGATGCGGCGGTACGGGCCGAACAGCGCAGGGTGACGCTCGGCAGGAAACGCCTCGCGCACGCTGCGGTAGTAGCGCGCGCTCATGCCGCCTCCCTCAACGCCCGCGGCGAGTCGGTCGGCACGATGTGCGTGCTGCCGCACTTGGCGCACGCCTTGTGCCGCGTCGTCAGGCGCCACAGGCTGTAGATGACGCCGGGCACGATCAAGGCCAGCCACAGCACGATCTCGATCAGCATCGAGCCGCGCGTGACGGTCTTCGGCTTGCCGGTGTGGCCGCACACGGTGCAGTA